TCCTTGAGTGCAGTCCAGGTGGCCACGAAGGCCCTCCGCTGGACTTCTGACTCCGGCACTCCTCGGCGGGTCTCCCTGACGATGCGGTCGGTGTCTACGAGTGGGGCTGGCTTCTTGACCGTGCGGCCGATGAAGGATGCCGCGGTGGCCACTGCCTGACGCTTCCCACCCTCGATGATTGGGGTGACGGCTAGGACGTAGCGGTTCACGTCTGAGCGGTCGTAGGAGCCCAACTCCTTCCAGACCTGCCCGACGGCTCGGGCAGTGCCTCTGCGGATACGGGACTGGGCCTCCTTGTGGGCCTCTGCCAGAGGTGAGGCCATCTACTGCTGCTCAGGCAGTTCCATGGGCTGGGACATGAGGGCACCGAGTTGGTCGGATGCCTTCTGGGCCTCCCACTGGGCCACCTCCTGAGGGGTGGCTCCGAGTATCTTCTCTGCGATGGCCTGCCACGGCAGGATGGTGGCCAACTTGACCGCGGCGTCGGCCTGTTCGGCCTGCGAGCGGGACTCTGGGTCCCTCCACTTGACCTCAGCTGAGACGGCAAGTGACCGCGGGTCTCCGGGGTTCTCGACCTGGAGGGCCAGCCTCATCACGGCCTCCCACGCTTCCCCGGTGGTGACCATGTGGCGTCGGACCTTGGAGATCAGACCAGCCTCGGACGCTCGGATAGCGTCGGCGGACAGGTTGGCCATGGTGTCTCCGAGGAGGTAGTGGGCGGGGGTCTTGGTGACGGCGGCTAGGTGGCGGATGTGCATCTCTGCGAAGCGGACGTAGTTGGACAGGTCCGACTCGGGCAACTGCTGGAGTTTCGCGTCCGGGTTCTCGATCTGGACGAGGCGGTCTACCGACAGGGAGAAGGGGGCCACGGGGTCACCGTTCTCGTCCAGTTGGAGCGGTGAGCCGATCAGGGCACGGACTGGCCATGCGGCGTAGGCTTGGGCCAGCATCCCGGCGAAGATGGTGGTGTTGATGCGGTCACAGATCGGGATGACGGTCTCAAACTCACCTTCGGTCTCACCGAACATCCCCGGCTTGAGGCGTCGGTTCACCTGCACCTCGACGATGGGGACCACTCTCAGCGGGTTGGGTAGCGGCCACGGCTCGTCTGGCACCTCACGGCGGACCCAGTTGTCACCCCTTGGCAGGGATGACTCGTGCTCGGTCTGGAACTTGAACAGACCTTCGGGGAGGTAGACGGTGCAGTACCAGAACTTGCCCTCACGCCAGCGGCGGAGCCCTGCAAGTCGGCGGCGTGGCTGCTGGGGGTCGTAGGCCACGACCGTGGTGGAGGCGTGTTCGGGAATGATCTGTGCGTTCCCGGCTTCGTCGGCCCAGACGATGACGTAGGAGCGGCCGATGCCGGACAGGGCTGCCTTGTGGACGAGGGCTGAGTCGGCGTCCAAGTTGTTCTTCTGCCAGATGTTCCAGACATCCTCGTCGGTCTGATCGGTGTCACCGAAGCGGAAGCCCGTGACCTCCATGCGTTCCTCGACCGAGTCCACGATCAGGGCTGGCCAGTTGGTGCTGGCCTGCTTGGTCAGGACACGCCACTCGGACTCAACCTTCAACTCCCTCACGTGATTGGGGGGTGCGTGTTCTCCCTCGTAGTAGTCCTCCATGCGGTTGAGGTCGGGGATCCGATCATCCAGTTCCTCGTTGAGGACCTGGAGCCAATACTTGAGCGTCTTTTCGTCAGCCATGTGGTCACCATCCAGCGGTCTTGAAGTTGGTCTTGGTAGTTGCGCCGTCTCGCATGGCGTCCCCTCGTGCCTCCCATGAGAGGCAGGCAGCCATGGCTAGGTCGATCTTCTGTGGGCTTTTTGCTCCGGCCTTGCGGATGGTCCAGAGCCACCCACCCTGCTCGTCCTTGATGCGGGTGTTGGTCTTGATGGAGTTGCCGATGTGGCGGGTCAGGGCTTCGTTCCCGTCGTGGCTTAGGCCCCCGCTCGACCAGTCGGTCACCCACGCTTGCAGTGAGTAGGCCATGGCCTTGTTGCGGTTGGTCCACCAGCGGATGATGCGGTCTGCTGAGTAGACGGAGGCCCAGCGGTCCAGTGCCGACTCCCAGAAGGGTGGGTCGGCATACATTCTCCAGATGTCCCACCCAGAGTCCTCAAAGGCCCAGCGGACGGCCTCGTTCACCTCGGCCTCCGGCACCTCCCAGTCCTCCTCGTAGACGTCGTCCGGCTTCTCCCAGACACCGACCACGAACTGGTAGCCGGTGTCCACCTCGGTCCCCACCAGTGCGGTGGAGTCCTGACGGCGGGAGCCGTCGAAGCCTAGGGTGACTAGGGCACCTTGAGGGACTTCGTGGGGGTCGGCCAGTGACTTCCAGAGGTCTACGTCGAAGGCTCGGTCGGAGCCTGCCACGATCTCATTGAAGAAGAAGCGGCGGGCCTGATTGGGGTCACGGGCCATGAGTTCATTGACCTCGGCCTCAATCCGTTCAAGGTCTACCCACCATGAGTCCCCGTAGACGGCCTTGAGCATCTTGCGGCGGTGCTCCTTGTTGCGGACGGAGAGTTCCGGCGGCTTGGCCATGTCCACGAGCACGTCGTCCAGTTTGGCCTCGGCCGTCATCTGAGCCACGCTGGCTTCTGCCGGGTCCCAAGCGTTGGTGGTCTCCAGAGATCGGCCACCCATTCCGGCTAGGTTTCGGCGTTGGGTGTCGGCCAACTTGATGCCACCGTTCTGGCGGTTCCAGGAGTGCGTCTCGTCCATCACGACGAAGGTGGTCCGCTGGCCGAGCCTTGAGATGGCGGCCGAGGTCACGGGCTCGATCTTGCCTGCGGCTCCCGAGTCGGTGGTGAGGTTGATGCGGGTGCGGCCCGTGTCGGGGATGTCTGCCTTGAGGCCACCCAACTCGACCATGGGCACCAGCACGTTCCAGATGTTGTCGGTCTGATCTTCGGAGACCGCCACAACTTGTATCCACGGCGAGGCCCACGGGCGTCCTACGGGGAAGCCTTCGGCGTCCCAGCCGTCGAACAGGACCGGGCCTGCGGCCTCGGCTAGGACGAGGGCAGCGGAGAGGGGCCCCTTGCCCCACTTCTGGGGCCGGACCAGCATGGCCCGTCGATACTGGAAGGCATGGGTGGGGGCGTCCGGGCTGGCCTGATCGGTCAGGCGGTAGAACTTGCAGAGGAATAGCAGCTGCTCGTCGGTGAGGATGAACGGCTCTCCGGCGTGGTCACCATCGGGCACCACGCAGTTGGCCTCAATCCAGTCGGCCACCTGGAGGCCTAGGGTGGGGTGCGGGTATTCCAGCATCACGACTTGGTGGCGATGCGGACCCGTGAAGTCGAACTGGGACGAGTTCTAGCGGGCTCCTCCTTGACCTCCTCAGGTGCCCTCCATCTGAGGTCCCGCTTCCCCTTCGGCGTGAGGCCCAGACCGTCCATGGTCAGGCGGACCTCGGAGTATTTTTCGTCACCTCGGACCCAGCCCTCGTAGAGGTAGAGCAGGTTGATGGCTTGGGAGATGGCGGCCGGGGAGTATTGGGTGGTGGCCGGGTCACTACGCCACCTCGACCATGCGTCCTCGGTCCGCTTGGACCAGTCACCCTCGGGGAGATCGGGCAAGACGGGCTTGTCGAGTTCGGGAAGGTCTACCCACTCGCCACGGGCGGGGGCGTTCCGTCGTCTTCTCTGGCTGGGGTCTTTCGGTGCTGGTCCGGGTGCCATGCGGCTCCTCCTTGGACTCGTGTGCCATGCGGCTCCACGCTTGAGTTGAAAGTTCTAGGACCCGTACAGATGGTCAGTGCCAGCCCTCAACGGTCCCGCTCAGACAGGCATGGGGGGCACCCCCCACCCTCACACCCCCCGGCCTGCTACTCCTCATCCTCGTCTAGCCGTTGATCGTTTTCCTCCCACAGTTCACGGAGGACATCGTCTTCTTCTGAGGAGACATACATGCCGAGCACGGCGTCCTTGAGGACTGTGGTCACGGTCTCACAGAGTCCTATGCGGGCCCACTCGGTGGGCTGCTCTAGGCCGTCTGCTCCTCCTCCTGCATACTGGGCCACCTGCTTGGAGTTCCCGTCGGTCACCTCTGCGATGACTACCCAGTGGACTACCAGTCCGTCCTCTACTAGGAGGTCTTGGATGGCGTCGTGTAGGGCTCGACGCTTGGGGATGTGGGGGGCTTCATCCATTGGGTGCGGTCCTTGC